AAATGAATATCGTAAGGAAGAAATAAAAGAAGCTATTATTAATTGGACAGTAGGTATACTTGCTGTAGTAACTGGTGTAGCTATTATGGTAGGTGTAATATATTTAATAACCTTACAACAAGGTAAGATGTAATGGCTAAAGTTGAATCACAACAAAGTTTAGATAGATGGACAAAACAGAAGTGGAGAACTAAAAGTGGTAAGCCTTCTACCCAAGGTCCGAAAGCTACAGGAGAACGTTACCTTCCTGAAAATGCAATTAAAGCAATGTCTAGCTCACAGTATGCGGCGAGTACGGCTAAGAAAAGAAAAGATAAAGCGGCGGGTAAACAGTTTTCTAAACAACCTAAAGGGGCAGCTAAAACGGCTGCACGTTTTAGGAGATCGTAGCAAATGACTGTAAGCTTAGGACTATTAGACCATATGCCTTTACCACAAATGCCTTTTGATAAAGTTCCAGAACAATATGAAGCTACAAGAAAAATAGAAGAAACATCTAAGGCAGTTGATAAAAAAGTAGATAAGTATAAGTATACTGATGCATATACATATCACCCACATAATCAAAACAAAGTCTATCCCCAACAAAGACAGGGTGAAAACGTAGACTTTGTAGTAGCATAGGAAATATAATGGTAGTAGACTTTGATGTAGATGGTGATGGTAAGATCACTGAATCTGAAGTAGCAATGAAAGAACGTATGCTTGAGATTGAGCTACGTGAAGAAAAAGCTGAGTCACAGAAAAAAATGGCATGGGTAGCTATGGCTATGATGATTGGCTTTACAGTATTTCTGTTTACACCTATTATGTCAGACACACGTGTAAGTGCTCTAGCAGATTTGCTAGGGCTATTTTATATTGCACAGACAGGTATAGTAGCTGCTTACATGGGTGCCACAGCTTACATGGCAGGTAAGCCTATGGGCAATAAAACAGCAATGAGTAAGGATATGAGATAATGGGATTTAGTTTAAGCAGTCGTTCACTAGGTAAACTAGAGGGTGTACATCCTGATTTAGTAACAGTTGTACAACGTGCCATTGAACTTACGGATGTAGACTTTGGTGTGACGTATGGTGTACGTACACTTGCAGAGCAAGAAGAACTGTACAACACTGGACGATCACAAACTATGAACTCCAAACATCTTATTCAAGACGATGGGTATTCACATGCCGTAGACCTTGTAGCCTATTTTGGTTCAAATGTAAGTTGGGAATTAAATGTTTATGATGACATTGCAGATGCTGTGGCAGAAGCAGCTAATGAAGTTGGCATTCCACTAAAGTGGGGAGCAGCATGGTCAGTAGGTGACATTACTAGGTATGTAGGTACTATGGAAGACGCAATGAATGAATATATTGATTTACGTAGATCACAGGGTCGTAGACCATTTATTGATGCACCACACTTTGAAATGATGTAAGGAACAAAAAATGCAAGACTCTTGGCACTTATCTAAATCTGTACCTGTAACATTTATAGTAGCTATTATTATGCAAACAGCAGCCCTTGTATGGTATGTGTCTACTCTTGATAGTGCCATTAAACAAAATGCAAAAGATATTTTACGTAATGAAACAAGGCTAGACTCAATAGAATCAATTGTTCAAAGTCAAGCTGTAACACTTGGTAGAATGGATGAAAATATAAAAGCCATTAGAGAAATGATGGAACGTAGAAGAATAGAGCAATGAAATGGTTAGTAGTATGTTTACTTTTATCAGGATGTGGTTTGAGCAGCTTGGGACTCTTAGGTGGTGGTGGAGGACCGACTGTAAACAGCAACGCCCAGATTGGGAAAGAAAATAAACAAGCTGTTGTTACTTACGAAGAAGAAGAAAGCAATAATGCAGGACGTGATATTATTACAGAAACTAAAGAAATTGAGGCAGGTCCAGTAGAAAAACTATTAATCAGTAATCAGAACATACCACCTTGGGTAATGTTGTTACTTATCTTAGGATGGTTGTTACCTACACCAACAGAAATAGGCAGAGCAATGGCAAACTTTGTGCTTGCATTATTTAGAAGAAAGATTTAAAATGGCACGTGCACTAACAGAAAAACAACAAAAACTACTAGCAGTTCTATTTGATGAAGCAGGTGGTGATATTGTTGCTGCAAAAAAACTTGCAGGATATTCTGATTCTACATCATCTACAGAAATTATAAATTCACTTAAAGATGAAATACTAGATGCTACGTCTTCTTATATGGCACGTAATGCACCTAAAGCTGCAATGGCTATGGTAGGTGCTTTGTATGATCCTACTGAACTAGGTATTCGTGATAAGATGGCTGCAGCAAAAGAATTACTTGACCGCACAGGTTTGGTAAAAACAGAAAAAATGCAAGTAGAAGCTAAAGGTGGTGTAATGTTAATGCCACCAAAACAAATGGATGATGATGACTAAACCTCTACAAAAGTGGAAGTTACCCCAACCGACAGATATAAAAGAAGACAATGAATGGATACCTATTCCCCGAATATCTAGGACCATTCCATTTGGATACGAAATAGACCCAGATGATCCTGATGTACTATTGCCTGTTGAGCATGAACTTGATATGCTTGAGAAAGCTAAACAGTACTTAAAACAATACTCTTATCGTGAAGTAGCTAATTGGCTTACACGAAATACGGGTAGAGATATATCTCATGTAGGATTACGGAAACGGTTGGATAATGAAAGACAACGAAAGAACAAAGCTGCAAGCCTACGCCGATGGGCAAAATATGCAGAAAAGGCAATCGCCAAAGCGGAAGAGATTGACCGCAAAAGACTTGGAGCCAAAGCCGACGAAGAGGACACGTACTACCAAGCCCAAGCCTGAACCTGCAAAGATAGTTGAAGAGATTCCTATTGAGGAACAACACAACGTAATCTTTAAACCTAATGCAGGACCACAGACAGAGTTTCTTGCTGCAGGTGAACGTGAAGTCCTATATGGCGGCAGTGCTGGCGGTGGAAAAAGTTATGCAATGTTAGCAGACCCCTTACGTTACATGGGTCATCCTAGTTTTTCAGGACTGCTACTTCGCCACACAACAGAAGAACTTAGGGAACTTATATTTAAGTCACAAGAAATGTACCCTAAGATTTGGCCTGGGATTAAATGGTCAGAAAGAAAAATGCAGTGGACTGCGCCCTCTGGTGCGAGGTTGTGGATGTCCTACCTAGACAAGGAAGATGACGTTCTGCGTTACCAAGGTCTAGCATTTAGCTGGATAGGCTTTGACGAACTAACTCAGTGGGCCAGCCCCTTCGCATGGAACTACATGAGATCACGTCTACGGTCCACTGCACCTGACCTTCCTATATTTATGAGAGCAACTACCAATCCAGGGGGCAGGGGTCATCATTGGGTTAAAAAAATGTTTATTGACCCAGCACCTGCAGGTAAAGCATTTAATGCTACTGATATTGAATCGGGTGAAGAACTTAAATATCCTGCAGGACATGAGAAGGCAGGAAAACCATTATTTAAACGTAGGTTTATACCTGCACGATTAAAAGACAACCCTTACCTATCTACCCAAGGTGACTACGAAGCAATGCTACTGTCACTACCAGAACAACAACGTAGACAACTATTAGATGGTGATTGGGACATTAAAGAAGGTGCAGCCTTCACAGAGTTTGACCGTAACGTTCATGTAATTGAACCGTTTAGGATACCAAACAATTGGGTAAAGTTTAGAGCATGTGATTATGGTTATGGTTCTTATAGTGCTGTGCTTTGGTTTGCCGTTGCGCCTGATGAGCAACTTATTGTATATAGAGAACTATACGTCAGTAAAGTTTTAGCCACAGACCTTGCAGATATGGTCCTAGACTTAGAAGCAGAAGACGGTAACATTAAGTATGGCGTACTAGATAGTTCATTGTGGCACAAACGTGGAGACACTGGACCTAGCCTAGCAGAGCAAATGGTTAGTCGTGGTTGTAGGTGGAGGCCATCAGACCGTTCTAAAGGTTCACGTGTAGCAGGTAAAAATGAAATACATCGTAGATTACAAGTAGATGAATTTACAGAAAACCCCAGATTAGTATTCTTCAATACTTGTACAAATACAGTAGCACAATTACCTGCTATTCCACTTGATAAGAAAAACCCTGAAGATATTGACACACACTCTGAAGATCACTTGTACGATGCATTACGGTATGGTATAATGTCAAGACCAAGATTTAGTATATTTGACTACGATCCTAGCAGTACACGTTCAATGGGTATGAGAGTAGCAGATTCTACATTTGGCTATTAAGGAAACGTAAATGGCAGAAGATAATGAAATTTTTATTGAAGATGATTCCATAGCCTTAGAGGATACGGAAAACTCTATTGAGTTTGATGCTAACACATCTAAAATTATTCCTCATATTATGGAACGTTTTCACAGGTCTGAAGATTATAGAAGGCAAGATGAAGAACGTTGGTTGAGTTCTTACCGTAACTATCGTGGTATATATGGTCCTGATGTACAGTTTACAGATGCAGAAAAATCTCGTGTATTTATTAAAGTTACTAAAACAAAAACTCTCGCTGCCTATGGGCAGATTGTTGATGTTCTTTTTGCTAACAACCGTTTTCCTCTTTCTATAGAACCTACTGAATTACCTGATGGTGTAGTTTCAGATGTACATTTTGATCCTGCTGAACCACCAGAAATGCGTGACAATGGTTTAACTAAAGAAGTTAGTCCTTATGGATTTAAAGGTGATAATAAAGAGTTTCCTGCAGGTGCTACACTTAAAACTTTAAATGAAATGCTTGGTCCGTTAAAGAACAAGTTTGAAAGTATTGATAATGTTCAAGAAGGTGTGGGTAAAACTCCTACAGCAGTTACATTTAGTCCTGCAATGATTGCAGCAAAAAAGATGCAAAAGAAAATTCAAGATCAGTTGGAAGAATCTTCCGCATCTAAACACTTACGTAGTACAGCATTTGAAATGGCTTTGTTTGGTACTGGCGTTATGAAAGGTCCGTTTGCTGTAGATAAAGAATATCCTAATTGGGACGAAGAAGGTAACTACGATCCAGTATTTAAAACAGTACCCCAAGTATCCCATGTATCTGTATGGAATTTTTATCCTGATCCAGATGCAAATAATATGGATGAAGCCCAATATATAATTGAACGTCATAAACTTTCTCGCACACAAATGAGAGCATTAAAGAAACGTCCATACTTTCGTAGTGCAGTTATTGATGAAGCAATTGCACTAGGCGAAAATTATGATAAACAATATTGGGAAGATGATCTTTCTGATTATGCACCAGAACACGGTATTGAACGTTTTGAAGTATTAGAGTATTGGGGTATGGTAGATACCGAAATGCTTGAAGAGCAAGGCGTAGATATTCCAGAAGAGTTAGAGGCATTTGATGAACTGCAAGCAAACGTATGGATTTGTAATAACAAATTGCTTCGTATGGTTCTTAATCCATTTAAACCTGCTCGTATTCCATATCAAGCTGTACCATACGAATTAAACCCATACTCATTTTTTGGAGTAGGTATTGCAGAAAATATGGATGATACACAAACTCTTATGAATGGGTTTATGCGTATGGCAGTTGACAATGCTGTATTATCTGGTAATCTATTAATTGAAGTAGATGAAACTAACTTAGTTCCAGGCCAAGACTTATCAGTATACCCAGGCAAAGTATTCCGTAGACAAGGTGGTGCACCAGGGCAAGCTATCTTTGGAACTAAGTTTCCAAATGTTGCAGGTGAGAACTTACAGCTATTTGACAAGGCACGAGTACTTGCCGACGAGTCAACAGGCTTTCCATCTTTTGCACATGGACAAACTGGTGTATCTGGTGTAGGTCGTACAGCTAGTGGTATTAGCATGTTGATGGGTGCTGCTAGTGGTGGCATTAAAAATGTAATTAAAAATATTGACGACTATTTGCTACGCCCAATGGGTGAAGGTCTATTCCGTTTTAACATGCAGTTTGACTTTGATCCAGAGATACGTGGTGATTTAGAAGTTAAAGCACGTGGAACTGAAAGTCTGATGGCTAATGAAGTACGTAGTCAACGACTAATGCAATTTTTGCAAGTATCTTCCAACCCTGTACTTGCACCATTTGCTAAAATGGATTATATTATTCGTGAGATCGCAAAGTCTCTTGATCTTGACCCCGACAAAGTAACTAATAATATGGCAGAGGCGGCACTGCAAGCTGAAGTTATGAAAGGTATGCAAGCACAACAAGCACCACAGGAAGCACCAGCAGGTGCTAACCCAATGGATACATCGGGAGCAGGTGGCGGTAACATTGGCGTAGGCCAAGCACCAACACCACAGGAACAAGGATTTAGTGGAAATGCAGGACAGGGAGCACCTCAACAAGCTCAAGGCGCTGGTCAGCAACCACCAGCAGTGGCATAATTTTGAAAATTATTTAGACACTGTTATTGCTCAACAACATCGTGTAATGGAACAAACTGATAATGTTCAGATATTACACAGAGCACAAGGTGCAATATATCAGTTACGTAGACTTAAACTTTTACGTGACGAAGTACTTAAATCAGGATAAATAAATGGCAGGATTAGGCAAAGGACTTAAAGCATTAGCAGGGTCCGTTACCCCACCTAAAAAAGATATAAATCCATTGTTAAAACAAATGGAAGAAGCTTTTACATCTCCTGATCTTGATCTTTTTGATAAAGATCCAAATGCTGAAACAGAATTAGTAGGAAGATTCTACTCTCCTGTATATTCTACTATTGAAAAAATGCCTATAGGTAAAGAAGGCACTAAAGGTGAAAACATTATGGGGTACTTAAACAAACGTGCTCCTAATGTAGATAAATCTGAACTAGAATCTTTTAATATTAATCTTGATCCAAATAAAAAATATACTAGAGAAGAAGTATTAACGTTAGCTAAAGAAAAAGGTTCTTCTGATTATACTATTGAAAAACAAAAATATACAGAGTATGAAGATACTCAAAGACAAAATGTTTCTGATAAAGAAGTAGAGTATGCTGAATTAGTACTTCAAGGAAAACAAGATTATACAAGGCATTCTAATAAAACACATTTTGGTGGAAAGAAAAATATAGGACACTCAAGAGTTTCTATTAGAGAAGAAATGCCTGAAGGTGGTCCACTTTCACAAAAAATAGTAGATCGTCCTCGTTATCTTTTAATTGAAGAATTACAAAGTGATTTAGCTAAAGTTAGAGATGATCTTCCAAACGAAGAAAGTCCTATAACTAATTATTACAATCAGGGTTCACCTTTTGATCCTAATATAGACATTGAACAATTTAATCGTGAAGTATTCTATCCAAAAATTTCAGGTAATTTTGATGACCTAGTAGAAGAGTTAAATGATTTATTTAATATCTACGTAGATAGAAATGTAGTTAATACAATTAAAGATTTTTATCTTACTACTTTTGATCCTGAATTAATAGACAGTATTGATGATTTTAAAAAAATAAACCAAGATGATACTTATAAAAATCAATTAATAAAAACATTAAAAGATGAGCACAATATTGATGCTGCAGGAAGAGATATAGAAACCGTTTCACTAGATGCAATTAGAAAAAAATCAGACACTTCATCTGGAGAAACGGATTGGTCTTCTGGTGGAGACTATGAATTATCACCTGATGAAGTTTTAGAAAGAGAAGTAAAAAGAGTTGTACAAAGTACTAAAGCATTTATAGATAATCTTTATTTAGCTGGTGCCCCAAAATCGCAATTAAACCTAGAAGAAATACAAACATTACCTGTTGCTACTAGAACTGAGTATGTAAAACGATTACTTTTAGCAAACATTGCTTATGCAAAACAAAACAATATTAATAAAATTGTTATTCCGAATTACAAAGAAATAGCAAGCCAAAGAGTAGATACTTTTGATGCTGTTTTATATGATAGAGGAATGGATGAAACTGATCCTTTAGTGCAAAAATATAAAAAGGCACTTGAAAAAGGTAAAGAAGTTGAAGTAGCACAAGAATATTTTGAAGGCGTATTTAAACCTATATATGAAGATGCTGTAAAAAAAGTATTAAACGGTTTAAAAGCAGAAACAAAAAGTGCTATTAAAACTAGCACAAAAGAATTAAAGTATCCTGATTTAACAAAACCAGATCGTTTTAGAAAATCAAATGCTTTAGAAATAGACATTACTGAATTTGATTATGATCCAGCAACAAGTATATTTAGATTTGCAGAAGGTGGAGCAGTTCCTATGGAAGAACAAATGAAACTCTTTGAACAGGGTGGCCTCAGAGATGAAGGCGGTATGGTAGATGAAGTATCAGGAAATGATGTTCCAATTGGAAGCACTCGTAAAGAAGTACGTGATGACATACCTGCCATGCTAAGTGAAGGTGAGTTTGTATTTCCTGCAGACGTAGTACGTTTTCTTGGACTAGAACGATTAATGAATCTTAGGCAAGAAGCTAAGATGGGCTTGAAACAAATGGAAGCTATGGGTCAGATGGGTAACAGTGATGAAGCTACAATGCCTGATGACTTACCTTTTGGTATGATGGATTTAATTATTGTTGAGGGAGAAGAGGAAGAGCCAGAAGAAAAAGCACATGGTGGTGTTATTCATGCACAACAAGGCACATTTGTAACTCCTATTTTTGATCCACAAAATCAAGATGTACGTCCATACACAAACGATGGTGGACAAACAGTTCGTTATATTCCATTCTTAGGTGGGCAACCTGTCTACCCAATTCCAGAAGGATATGTACCATTAGATCAAGCTACTGCACTAGAAACAGAAGAAACACCTGAAGCTATCCCAACAGATGATGATGATCCTCGCCCACCTGTAGAGCCATCAGAATTTCAGAAAGCAGGTGGATGGAATATGGACTTTGGTGATCCACCCGATCCTAATAAAGTAGAACTTTGGATTAAAGAGGCTGAAAAAGTAAGCACCGTTGGTAATGTAGTCTCAGGTGTTTTGGCTGCAGTTAATCCAGTACTAGGTGTTTTTAATGCTGTTGGTACTCATTTAAATAAAAAAGGAATAACAAACAATTATGAACGTGTATTAAAAGCTGCATCTAAAACTCCTATTAAAGGGCAAATGGATCGTATAGAAAAAGTTAATAAACGTTTGACAGATCCTGAAAGCAAAGGTATACTTGGTGGTATAGTTGGAGAAATTATTGACGGAATTAGTGGAGCAGTAGGTCTTACACCAGAGGAAACAGCTATAGCTAAAAACGTTGGTAATACAAGCATAACAACTCCAATAGAAACAGATCCAAATAAATTTGAATTAGATCTTAAAGAAAGTCTACGTCCTGTATCAAAACCTGAAGAATTAAAAGATATTGGTATTAGAGGAAATACATTAAATGCTCAAGAAGCAGAAGTATTACGTAAAGCTGGAATTGATATAACTAGAGTAGACCCTACCGAAGCTAGAAGAGCACTTGCACTTGCATCAATAGATAGTCCAATTAGTAGTGATAAAACTATACAAAATTTAAAAAAATATAAAAATAAAATAGAAAAACCTATTACGTCCGACACAGCCATACCTCCTTCTGTTTCTTCTTCACTTTCACCACCTACTGTAGAAAAACAAACTGAAGAAACATTACTTCCACCAGATAGAACGGGAGCAGATACAATTAGAGGTGTTATTCCCACAGACACTGCAGCATTTGCAGCTAAACCAGAACAAGTAACGGGTGGTTTAGGAGAAGTAAAAACACGGGCAGATGATAGGCAAACCTTTGAATTAACCACTGCTAATGAAAAATTGCGAAAAGCATTACAAGCTATACGCAGTGCTGACACAGTTAACTCTCTTGTAGAAAGAGGTACAGATGCAAAAAATAAAGGATTACAACAGTTAGCAAAAAATGCTGAAGAAGCAATTGAAAGTATTGTTTCTGGAAACGAAGCTAGTGGTTTAGACGATAAAGGTCCAATGAGATTTGCCTCAGCAACACAGCAAAATGCAGTATCGTTAGAACCACAAAAACCTAAAAGAGTTGGAATGCAATCTAAAGACGACGATGGGCCAAGTCTTGCAGAACGAATGCAAAAAACAATGCAAGAGCAAGCTACAAAATCTTTAGACACATTTGATAAAAATGTAGGAGAAGTAGTATCCAAAGCTAAAACTAAGTCTGCACAAAAAGCAGCTAAACAAGAAGCTAAAAAAGTTAAAGAAAAACTTGAACAGCAAGCTAAGGGTATTAAGACAGGCTTCAAGAAAGGTGGACTTGCAAGCCGTAAAAAATAATAACCACCAATATGACTAGCTACCCATCCCCCTACCAACAGGCTACGGTGGCCCTAGTGAAAGGACAAATAATGTCAGACACAATTATGGCTGAAGAAATGCAGCCCCAAAAGAAAGCGGCTTTTGCCAATCGTAAATACACAAATGAAGAACGATTGAAAAAAGAAGAAGAAGAACTTGAACAGCTAATAGCTGAACAAAAAGGTGAAGCAGTAGAGAAAGAACCACAAGAAGCTGAACCTAAAAATGCTGAAGAAAAAAGTTTTAAAAAACGTTATGGTGATCTACGTAGACACCAACAGCAAAAAGAAAAAGAATACGAAGATCGTATTAATGCACTTGAGCAACAGCTTAACCAAGCAACAAAACAAGAAATCCGACTACCTAAGTCAGATGAAGACATTGAAGCTTGGGCAAATAAGTATCCAGATGTTGCGGCTATTGTTGAAACTATTGCAATTAAAAAAGCAAAAGAACAATCAGCAGATTTGGAAGAACGTGTAAAAGCAGTAGACGAAATGCGTGAGACTGCAGCACGTGAAAAAGCTGAAGCAGAGTTGTTAAAACTGCACCCTGACTTTAATGACATTCGTGATGACGATGATTTTCATCAGTGGGCAGAAGAACAACCAAAGTGGATACAAGAAGCACTGTACGAGAATAACAATGATGCTCGTTCTGCTGCTCGTGCAATTGATCTATACAAAGCAGATCGTGGCATTAAAAAAACTAGAGCCACATCAAAAGATGCTGCACGTTCTGTAAATACACGAAATGAACGTAGCAAACCTCAGTCAGATAGAACAGGAATGTCTATAAAAGAATCTGACGTGCAAAGAATGTCTGCCGTAGAATACGAAAATAATGCTGATACAATTATGGAAGCTATTCGTACAGGCAACTTTATTTACGATTTATCTGGTTCTGCTAGGTAAAAAGTATTGACATTATAGTTATTTATGATATAACTATATGTATTAATAGGTTATGCAGCCCCAGAAATGGATTACCTGCATAGCCTAGCCCAAGCAAACAACAGACCTTACGGACTTACCTAGTAATTCATGGCCCGTAAATGTAACACAAAGGCCAAGTGTTATAGCTTACGCACCCTACGATGTCTAGCCTCCTATCAAGTATCTGTGTGTTTTGCATCTGTTACTGCTAACTAAAGGAGAATGATAATGGCATTTTCATCAGCAGCAGGTTATGGGAATTTACCCAATGGTAATTTTAGTCCTGTAATCTATTCCAAACAGGTGCAACTTGCTTTCCGCAAGGCATCTGTTGTTGAAGCAATCACGAACTCTGATTATTTTGGAGAGATTGCAAACATGGGTGACTCAGTTAAAATCATTAAAGAACCTGAGATCACCGTGAAGTCCTACTCACGTGGGACCACAATTACGCCACAAGATTTGGATGATGAAGACTTTTCATTGACCATTGACAAAGCTAACTACTTTGCCTTCAAGGTGGACGATATTGAAGAGGCTCACAGCCACGTCAATTTCCAAAGCCTTGCAAGTGATCGTGCTGCGTACCGTTTGTCTGATCAGTTTGACCAAGACGTTCTTGGTTATTTGTCAGGCTACACACAATCTGCAATTCATGGTTCGCCAGATACAGCCAATACAACTGTAAATGGTTCTAAAGCCATCTCTACTGCAGGTTCTGACGAGTTGCTATCTTCAATGAAAGTTGACGGTAATGACTTTAATGCTGGTACTGCTGATTACTCAGTAGCACTATTGCCACGTACAGGTGGTGCAACTGCTGCCCCTTCAACGGCAGGTGAGACTAACCCTCTTACTTTGATTGCACGTATGGCTCGTAAGCTTGATCAACAAAATGTTGATTCATCTGGAAGGTGGCTTGTAGTTGACCCCGTATTTATGGAAATCCTTCGTGACGAAGACTCACGTCTTTTGAACGCCGATTTCGGTGAATCAGGTGGACTTCGCAATGGTCTTGTTCTAAACAATTTACACGGTTTCCGTGTTTATGTTTCTAACAACCTACCTACAATTGGTACTGGTCCTGCAACTGAAGCAGCGTCAAATAACTCTAACTACGGTGTTATCGTAGGTGGACATGATTCCGCTGTTGCAACTGCAGAGCAGATCAATAAAACAGAAACATATCGTGACCCTGACAGCTTTGCTGACATTGTTCGTGGTATGCATCTATACGGTCGCAAAATCCTTCGCCCAGAAGCGTTGGTTAATGCGAAATATAACATTCGCTAATAGGGAGGGATAAATAATGGCTACAGTTACTACTTTGTCTGCTCCTGCACACGGTTCAAGTGCACGTGGACGTTCTCCGTATATGGTAGAGCAAGAGATTGATCTTGCTGCTGCTGCAACTGCAAAGGGTTCTGCCCTAGCTGCTGCTGATATTATCCAAGCAATTACTGTTGGCGCAAACACAATGGTAATGGCTGCAGGTATGGAATGTACTACAACACCTTCAGGTGGTACAGGTACAGTTCTTGACCTTGGTATCACAGGTGGTGACGTTGATGCGTTTGTTGATGGTTTTGCTTTTGACTCTGCTTCTGCAGGTGATTATGCAACATTGGCAAACACTGCATGTCCTATCTTGGTTACTACATCAGATACAGTTGATGTATTGATTCAAGCTGCTACAACAGTATCTACCGCAGGTAAGGTACGTGTATATGCAGTACTAATGGATGTTGATGGACTTGGCGAAATGACCGCCGATGAAGTTGCACGTGATGCACTAGCATAATAAAACATTTAAGGGGCTGGGCAACTGGCCCCTTAATCTAACTTAAAGGTACTATTATGGCTACATATGTTGCACTTGTAAATGAACTATTGCGAAGAATAAATGAAACTACACTTGATACAGCAGGTGATGGGTTTGGTGATGCTCGTAACTTACAAGCTATTGCAAAAGATGCTATTAATTCTAGTACTCGTGAAATTTTACAAACGTCACAAGAATGGCCTTTTACTTTTACTACTTATACAGAAACATTAGTTATTGGAACAGGTACATACGCATGGCAATCAGATGTATCTAAAATTGATTGGGATTCTTTTTATTTAAAACGTTTGTCTTCAGAAGATAATGAACCAAAAAAACTTACAGTGCTTAGTTACGTAGACTATCTTAGATACTACAGACCACAAGAAGATACATCAGGTGCAGATGGACGAGATACACCACAACTTATTTATAAAACAGAAGAACGTAAATTTGGTGTAACACCAGTACCAGATGCTGCATATGAAATAGAATACCGTTATTGGTCTTTTCCTAGTGATCTAACGGCGTTTGACGATACGTCTATTATTCCAGATAGATTTAAACATGTACTTATAGATGGTGCCATGATGTATATGATGCGGTTTCGCAGCAATGAACAAAGTGCAGCTATACATCAACAAAACTTTCAAAATGGAATAGATACAATGCGAAGGCTACTATTAGATAGCCCTGCATATATTTCATCTACTATTCGTGCTAACAGATATTTTAATGCTAATATAGGCGCACAATAATGGCAGATAATTTAGCTACGTTTCCTGTACCCTGTGTAGGTGGTCTTATAAATAACGTAGACCCTTTAACACACGGTAGTCAATTCTCAGGATCAGCTTATCGTATGATTAACTACGAGCCATCTCTTAACGGTGGCTATCGTCGTGTTTCAGGGTATACAGAATCTTACGGAGAACTTACAGGTAAAGCTAATACTGCTGTACTAGGACTGCATGTTTCTGCAGATATTAATCAAGGTATTTTTGGTTGTAGAGAACCTGCTTCAGGAAATAATTATTTACATTGGTACAATCACTACTATGATGTAACACTAGCTTCAGGAGAAGGTTCAGGATTTACAGTAGGTGAAACTGTAACAGGCGTAGTTAGTTCAGGAGATAGTACTGCAGTAGCAGCTACAGGTACGGTTATATCTAAAACTGCAGATGCTCTTGTAATTGACTTTGGTAAATTACCCGATAATATATTTGCTACAAGTAATGTTTTAACAGGCGGTACATCTTCTGCTACAGGTACAGTGCAATCTACTCCTACTGTTAAAGGGTGGCAAGCAGTAACTACTTCAGGCTCACCTACAATGACAGGTGTAAGTCAAGTTAGGTTTGAAAACTTTAACTGGGGGGCACCTAAGTTTGCTTTAGTTGATGGTATTAATCCTGCAGCTACTTATGATGGTACAACTTATACACAAATTACTGATGCTAATGCTCCTACAGACCCTACATTAGTTGCAGCATTTAATAACCATTTGTTTTTAGCAGGTGATCCTGCTGAATCATATAACTTGTACTTTAGTGCTCCTGTAGACGAAACTAATTTTGATCCTGCAGATGGTGCAGGTGTTATTAATGTAGGTTTTGAGGTTGTACAAATCAAAGCATTTCGTGATCAATTAATTATATTTGGTACTAACAATATCAAACGTCTAGTCGGTGACAACCAAGCTAACTTTGTGTTGCAGAATGTTACAAACAACTTGGGTTGTATTGCACCTGATAGTGTTGCAGAGTTTAACGGTGACATTATCTTCCTAGCACCTGATGGTTTACGTCCTGTATCTGGTACTGATCGTATTGGTGATATTGAACTTGCCACACTATCTAAGCCTATTCAGTCTATTTTTGAAGATTACATTGACCAAGAAGACTTGGCAACTATTCGTACTGTCGTAGTTAAAAAGAAATCACAGTTCCGTTTGTTTTTTGCTGATCAAAACTCACTAGGACTAATCGGTGGTATTCGTCGTAGTGGTGTTGGTACAAATGCAGGTTTTGAGTATGGACAACTTGTAGGTATTGAAGTTAATGCTGCAGCTAGTGGTTACATTGGTGATGAAGAGTTTGTCATTCATGGGGATTCAGTAGGTAGTGTATTCCGTCAAGAGTCTGGTAATACTTTTGATGGCAATAACATTTTTAGTTTGTATCAAACACCTTACGTCTACATGAATGATCCAGAAATACGTAAGACAATTCATAGTGTTAATACTTACCTACGTGCTGAGGGTGTCCTTAATGTTGTAATGGCTATTGAGTATGATTACGGTGATACCGATGTAACAAACCCTACAGATTTTAGTTTTACTACAGTAGGTGCTGCTGCTTACTATGATCGTGCAGTGTATGATGCAGCAGAGATTTACGATGGTAACCCATCACCTATTCGTTCAACCAATGTTTCGGGATCAGGTAAGTCCGTTTCAATTAAATATGTTACCAATGCAGACCAACCTAGCCATACTATTCAAGCCTATAGTATCACGTATGGTGTAGGAGACAGGAGATAAAATATGGCAGGATCAGGTTATACACGACAGTCGGTAGCTAGTATCGTACCTACAGCCGTTGTACGTGCTGCCCCGATTAACGCAGAGTTTGATAAGCTACGAGATGCTTTCACTCAGAGTGACACAGGTACAACAGGTCACAGACACGATGGTTCTTCTGATGAAGGTTCTTACGTTCCATTTATTGCTGACTTAGATAAGCAGAATTATCTTACAGTAGATCAGACTAACAATCGTTTTGGTTTGTTTATTGAGGTAAGTGGTTCACCAGTAGAGCAATTACGTTTCCAAGACGGTGTTATTGTACCTGTTACAGATAACGACATTGACCTTGGCACATCTTCACTAGAATACAAGAATGCATACTTTGATGGTACAGTCTATGCTGATACAGTAAGTATTGGTGACAATGACTACACTACTATCACAGACAACACATATGCTGTAAGCTCAGGAGACTTAACCTTTGATGTATCTGGTGACATTATCTTTGATGCTGACAATGCTGACGTATTCTTGAAGGATGCAGGAACACAGTATGCAGCATTCGTCAACAACACAGGAAACCTAATCCTCAAAAGTGGTAGTACTACTGCTATTACATTCACTGGTGCTAATGCAGACTTTGCAGGTACACTAGACGTAACAGGAGCAGGTACGTTTGATAGCACACTGTCTGTAGCAGGGGTAGCCACACTAAGCTCTAATGCTACTGTAGGTGGCACTCTAGGCGTTACAGGGGCTGCTACACTAAGCAGTACACTAGGTGTAACTGGTGCAGCTACATTCAGTGACAACCTCACTGTAACAGGGGATGCTACAGTAGGTGGCAACCTTACAGTCAATGGTACACTGACTACACTAAATACTACCAACACTGTTGTCTCTGACACATTGATGGAACTAGGTAACGGTACTACAGGTACACCTGTAAATGACTCAGGTATTGTTATTGAACGTGGTAGTGCAGACAATGCATTTATCGGGTTTGATGAGTCTGCTGATAAGTTTATCGTAGGTACAGGTTCCTTTACAGGTGCAAGCACAGGTGATCTAACAATTACAAAAGGCACCTTGCAAGCTAACCTAGATTATGATACACTTTCAGATGGAACTATCACAGTAACAGGCTTTGTAGATGAAGATGATATGGCATCTGACAGTGCTACACTTATTCCTACTCAGCAATCTGTTAAAGCATATGTAACTACTATTGCAGGACAGTCTAACAATATTGTTGGTCTTACTGCTACAGCAGCCGAACTAAATCAACTAGATGCAAGTGCAGCAAGTCCATCATCTGTAACACTAGAAGGCACGGACGGATTCTTGTTGATTGATACATCAGCAGGTACACTAAAGCAAGCACTAATCAGTGACTTTAATAACTTTATTACTACTGACCTTGTAGGAGATACAACACCACAACTTGGTGGTAACCTAGACCTAAATAGCAGTGATATTACTGGTACTGGTAATATTAACACTACAGGTTCTGCAACATTCTCTAGCAGCTTGACTGCACTAGATGCAAGTTTCACAGGTACAGGTGCTGTTGACGTTCCTGCAGGTACTACTGCACAACGTCCAGGTACTCCATCAAACGGCATGATCCGTTATAACTCTGATGATGCACAGTTTGAAGGTTATGCAGATGGAGCATGGGGTGCTATCGGTGGTGGTGGAGACACACAAACTGCCTCTACATCAAGTACTACTCAAACAGCTATTGCTACTTATACAGCCTCTACATCATTAGGTATTGAGATTACTGTTATTGCTACAGATACCGTAGCTACAGAACGTACAATCACTAAACTTCTTGTAACACATGATGGTACAACAGCAGTAGCTACACAGTATGGTGAAGTGAATACAGCTACAGCTATGGCTACGTATGATGTAGACATTAGTGGTGGCAATGTACGACTGCTTGCTACAGCAGCATCAGCTAACTCAACTAACTTTACAGCATCAGCTACAATTTTAGCTTAATACGTAAGCCAAGTGGAAGGTGAAGCATGGCAAACAATAAAGACTTCAAAGTAAAGAACGGTATTAAACCCACTGCTTATCATGAGGCGGTGGGTACTGTTACGTCTGGGAGTGAGGGGTATTATCTATCTGGTGCTAGTTACGACAGTGTTAGTTTTAGTGTAGCTAGTCAGGATAGTGACAGTAATTCCTTCTATATAAAGCCAGATGGAACAAAGTTTTGGATTGTTGGAAATACTAATAATTCAATATATGAGTATACTATGTCTACAGCTTGGGACTTATCAACAGCATCTTATGCAAGTACCAGCTTTAGTGTAGGAAGCCAAGACACTTCTCCCTATGGTTTGTCATTTAAGACAGATGGTACAAAGATGTACATGTTAGGTCAAATTAATGATACAGTTTATCAATACACTTTAAGTACAGCTTGGGACATATCTACAGCCAGCTATGATAGTATTAGCTTTAGTGTAGCTAGTCAGGAAACAAGCCCAACAAATCTTTTCTTTAAGACAGATGGTACAAAAATTTACATTGTGGGTTCTATAGGAAATGATGTAAATGAATATAATTTAAGTACTGCATGGGATATAAGTACTGCAAGTTACAATCAAACTGCTAGTTTTACATCTGAAGAAGCAACACCGCTTGGTGCTACATTTAATTCTGATGGAACAAAGATGTATATTGTTGGATACACTTCAGACACAGTGTTTGAATACGATTTATCAACTGCGTATGATATTTCTACCGCAACATATAATAGTGTTAGTTTTGATGTGTCATCACAAGATGTTGCTCCATATGTAGCTTTATGGAAGTCTGATGGAACAAAGATGTACGTTATTGGTGGAGGAAACAACACCATCTACCAATATTCCACATCCCTAACCACCGCCACCTTAGACCTATCCACAGGTTCAGTCTTTGAGATTACCCCAACGGCTCCCACTCAGATCAGCCTAAGTAACCCTGCTGCTAGTGGTACTGTGAGTAGTGCTACGTTGATATTGCATGGAGACATGACTGCTAGTTATGATCTAAACAATATTGTTGGTACAGGCGACGAGATAAACGTAGAAGATCAACTTAGTGCAACTAGTGTTACTAACCTAGAAGGTATATTTATAAGCACTGACGGTGACAAAATGTATCTTGCTGATGAACAAGATGATGTTATTCACCAGTATGCTATGAGTAGCCCTTTTATGCTTAGTACAGCAACATATGAAAAGTCTTTAGATATTTCATCTGAAGGCACATTTCCTACAGCTATTTTCTTTAAGCCTGATGGTACTAAGATGTATAATGCTAATGTTGTTGTTGGTGGTTCTACAGATGGTCAGATTTTCCAGTATGATTTATCTACTGCATGGGACATTGGTACAGCTACATACAACAGTAAAAAACTAGATAGTAGTACACAAGAGACATACCCTTGGGGTTTCTGGTTCAAGACAGACGGCACTTCGTGTTATGTTATGGGGCAGACTACTGATGATGTATTCCAATATGATCTTACAACTGCATGGGATTTGTCTACAGCAAGCTATGCAAGTAAGAGTATAGCTGAGACAAGCATGAACCACGGTATTGCATTCAACGGTGATGGTACTAAGATATTCATAGGTAAATACTTGACAGAGTATGACCTGTCTACAGCATGGGATATTAGCACCGCAACAGCCTCTGGAAATACTGCACAAGGTAGTTATAGACGTTACGATGGAAGTGCTACTTACACTGTAGCTAATGGCGGTAAGTTTATCTATCGTCCTTACACATACAGATCAGAAAAAGGAAAAGCTGCACAAGAAGAAGAGCAAATAATCACAAGACTTGTATGGGGTGAACCGTATAGCATTACGTATGATAGCAGTATTAAGTTTCAAGCAGGGTTAGCCCCTACTTCACCAGAGGTAGGCAAGACAGATGTTATTACTTTTGTGACGACAGACGGTGGTACTACATACACTGCAACTAAAGTTATAGATGGAGCAGTGTAATGGCTAACAATAAAGACTTCATCGTAAACAATGCTGTAGAAATAGGTGGTAGTGTTAAGGTTGGTACAGGAACTATTACGTCTGGAAGTGAAGGGTATTACTTACTATCTGGTGCTATTTATGACAGTGTTAGTTTTAGTGTTTCAAGTCAAACAGGTACTATGCAAGGGTTTCGTTTTGGAGACAGTGGAGCTAAAGTCTACGTTGCCAGTGCATCTGATGCGACAATATATCAATATGATCTGTCAACGGCTTATGATATTTCTACAGCATCATATGCTAGTAAATCTTTCTTAGCATCATCGCAATCAACAAATTCATATGCTGTAGATTTTAAATCTGATGGTACTAAGATGTACATTCTTGGGTTAACCAATGACACTGTGTACCAATACAGTCTAAGTACAGCATGGGATGTGTCTACGGCAAGCTATGATAGTGTTAGCTTTAGTGTAACTTCCCAAGAAGCCACTCCTGCACATGTAGAGTTTAAAACAGATGGCACTTCTTTTTATATAGTTGGTGTAGGTAATGATACAGTTTATCAATATGACCTAACAACTGCTTGGGATTTAAGTAGTGCATCTTATGCCTCTAAAAGTATGGCAACAGGATTAACTAACCCATACCACTTTACGTTTAAGCCTGACGGCACAAAGATTTTTATTTCTGAAGCTGCCGATATTATCACACAGTTTTCACTTACAACAGCTTGGGATATTTCAACGGGTAGCACAGATAGTGTTACATTTGACGTATCTTCTCAGGTAACAGGTGATGTTGCTATTCAATTCAATAGTGATGGAACAAAACTTATAGCAGGTGGTGATGGAGCAGATGCGTTACACCAATACTCCACATCCCTAACCACTAAAACCCTAGACCTATCTACAGGCAATTATTTTAGTGTCACCACAGATGAACCTTGTAAGTTTTTATTCAGTAACCCTGCAGAAGGACAGACATTTCACCTAGAAGTAACTACTAACATACCTGATTCAGATTATTATGGATTAAGTGATTATGCACTTGTTGCTCCTGATGGAGGGCCAGATGGCTTTTCTGTAGGATCATTCAAAACAGGCAATCAAACTACTGCAGGTTGTTTTGGCCTAACTTTTAAACCTGATGGTTTTAAAATGTATGTGTTAGACAACGGTACGGATACTGTCTATCAATATTCACTAAGTGATCCGTGGGATGTAACAGGTGCAATCTATGACAGTAAAAGTTTTAGTACTAATTCTCAAGATGTTACACCTTACGGAATAGCATTTAAACCTGATGGTACTAAAATGTACATATTAGGCAGAGGAGGTGGTGATGTATACGAGTATGATTTATCTACTGCATGGGACGTTAGCACTGCTGCTTATAACAGTGTAGTCTTTGCCATAGATGGTCAGGCAGCAGCACCCCAGACAGGCTTAGACTTTAGTCCAGACGGAACTAAAATGTACGTCATGGATAACTCTAGTACAAGTAGTGATGTTTATCAGTATACATTAAGTACTGCATGGGATTTATCTACAGCTAGTTATGCAAGTAAGACTTTTGCAATCAACGATGGTTTTGTAGGTGACTTCCATATATCACAAACTAATGGTAGGTATGCTTTCTACACCAATTATACAGATGATCGTGTAGAAGAGCTAAAACTATCTACTCCTTATGATATTAGTACAGCTACTAAAACAGGAAATTTATATAATTTATACGGTCCTTTTTATAACACAATGATTTCTGCTAATCTTTTAAACCCTGCAGGATTATATTTCAAACCTGATGGCTCTCGTTTCTTTGTATGGAATGACTTTACAAATGATTCAGAGACAGAAGACGGTGTCTTTCAGTTTGACGTTCCCGATTATTTTTATAATGCACCTCTTACATGGCCTAGCAATGTTGAGTGGTCATATGAAGAAGTAGAAGTAACACCTTTGGCTCCTAGTAAAGAAGTGTATACATTTACTACACGAGATACAGGTACAACTTACATAGGCTCAAAGTCTGTGTATGGACTTAGCTAAGTGGAAGGTGAAGCATGGCTAATAACAAATCATTTAAAATAAAAAATGGACTTGATGTAGGGGGCAGCTTACAGCAAACAAACGGTACTATTACAACTACAACTTATGGGTATGCTTTTGTTGGTGCTTCATACGATGATATATATTTAGATGTTCAATCAGGAAGTGTTAGTTCTGTTGGTGCTGCCTTTAAAACGGATGGTACAAAATTATACATTGTTAATAGTTCTGCTGATACTATTATTGAATACCCCTTATCTACAGCTTGGGATATTACTACTGCAGGAACATTAGCAACTTTTTCTGTTACAAGTGAAGATACTGATCCTCGTTCCGTGGCTTTTAAATCTGATGGTACTAAAATGTTTGTTTTAGGAAGCACAGGTAACGATGTTAATCAATACACACTATCTACAGCCTGGGATGTTACCACTGCATCTTATGATAGTGTTACTTTTAGTATAAGTAGTCAGGCAACTACCCCTGAAGGACTTCGTTTTAAACCTGATGGTACTAAAATGTTTGTTTTAGATAATAACAATGATGGATTACATCAGTACTCTTTATCTACAGCATGGGATTTGTCTACTGCTAGTTATGACAGTATATATTATGATTCTGGTTCACAAGATAGTTCTCCTGAAGGATTTGATTTTAATTCTGATGGTACTAAATTGTTTATACTTGGCCAGACAAATGATATAATATATCAATACTCTTTAACTACTGCTTATGATGTGTCTACTGTAAGCTATGACAACGTAACACTTTATGTAGGAGATAAAAATGGAATAGGACAAGACATTGTTTTCGGAGATAGTGGAAATAAAATGTTTTTTCTAGGGGGTAATCAAAACTTTTATCAATACTCTACTAAAGGTTATCTTGAAACTCTAGATTTATCTACAGGTAATTTTTTTAGTCTTACCCTTTCTGGGCCTACTACTATAGCATTTAGCAACCCTCCTGCTTCTGGTCTAGCACAGGCAATACAGCTTGAGATTACAGGTAATTTAGCTACAAAATATGACATTTCTGATTTAACATTAGTGTCTGCTGTAGAGAGTGATATTAATAATCAAGGATGGGGATTGCAGAACGGTGGTTTTATTGGGCTACATAATGCTATAGCAACTCCTTCAGATTTATTCTTTAAACCAGATGGCACTAAACTATATACTCTTGATAAGAACTCAGACGATATTGATCAACATACACTAAGTACTCCTTGGGATTTAAGTACAGTAACAGATGACGATAATCCGCTTATTGGTTTTGAAACAGAAGATACCAATATGGAAGGTATGTACATAAAGCCAGACGGTACTAAACTTTTCCTAATTGGTAGAACTAGTGCTGATATTTTTGCCTATGACCTTTCAACTGCATGGGACGTATCTACTGCTACACATAACAGTGAATCCTTAGATTTAACTGCCACAGAAACATACCCTACTTCAATAACCTTTAATCCTGATGGAACAAGATGTTTTATTATTGGTCGCTCCAGTAGCCCACCTCATATCACACAATTTGATTTAACTACTGCGTGGGATATTAGTACAGGTACAAATATTGTAAGTACTGACCTTGATGGTATATCCGCTCCTGACGGTATGTTTATCAGTCAAGACGATGGTAAGTATTTAATTGCAGTCTATAACAAAATCTTTTATAGATATACTTTTGGTACAGCTTGGGATTCAACTACTATTTCTTTTGACAATTATCAAGAATACTTGCAGTATGCTGATGGTTTTGGTACAGGTACTGGTAACTTTCAAGGCATATATATCTCCCCAGATCACACGTATATGTATGCTATTCAACCATCAGGTGACATGGTATTCCAATTTTCTTTGAGCAGTTCTAGTCCAGTATCTTGGCCTAGTAGTATTAAATGGAATAATTTTGAAATTGGTCCCGCACCACAATCTAGTAAAAAAAATGTTTTTAGCATATTTACTATAGATGGTGGTACAAACTATTATGGCAAGTTAGTAGGGGAAAAAGTAGAATGAGTGTTTTTAACAGTATAATGTTAAACTCTGCAAACCTATCTGGTAAAAAACCTTTGTTTATAGGGCAGAATGTTGGTACTGTTGCAAACGGTAATGCTATATCTTTAGACCTTACGGAAGGTTCAAGTAAGCCCATTGATGTACAGGAAGGCGATTTGATTGTTGCATTACATGCTGCAGGTAGTTCAGGGGATATATTACCAGATATGCATATGGATACGGCTGCTTCTGCTTATATGAATACTATTGTTTCATCACGAGATAATGATACATATGATCCAAATATGAAAATATATGTAGGCAGAGCAACTACAAACGTTTCTACCTTTGCTGTAGATAGTATAGGTAACACTTCAGTAGCTGTAACACTTGCCGTTATGGTATTTAGAAATGTAACATCTGTAAATCAGATAAAACTTGACGAGTCTGCTAGTTCAGACGATCCTAACTTTCATATGGGTACTAATTTAAAAAGAGGTGACATTGTAGTTGGTGGGGCTGTTGTTGCTCATATATTAGGTAGTGCTGTTGCAGATAACTTTGAACAACATGGAACTACAATAGAAACAGCTTACTTTGATAAGTTTATAACAGATTCATCAAGTGATACATATGATTGTACTTTTGGGCTAGGTTATAAAATTATAACAGACGAAAGAGCTTTTAAGCCAGTACATTTAGATTCAGACCTAAGCGGTTCATCTTCTGCTTTTGTAAGCTCAACTTTAGTACTAAGATAAAAAACATACAGAAAGGATTAGACAATGTATGTAAACACGGCAACAGGCCAATATCCCTACACAGTAGGACACTTTCGTAGAGATCACAGTAATACTAGTTTTCCTAAGAACATTAGTGAAACACTATTAGCACGTTATGGCATTAAGAAGGTTGTCTACGCAGATAAACCTAGTTATAATGTAGCAACACAAAAGTTAGTAGAAGCCTCTAAACCTGTAAGAGAGACTGACGGTGTATATACAGCAGAGAATGCTCCTAATGAATCTATGATCGGAGATACTATCTACACAGGACGTTGGATTATCAACTATACTGTGACTGATATGACTGCAGAGGAAATTACAGCAAATGATACTGAGGCTGCACGACTAGCACGTATAGTACGTAATCGTCTATTAGCTGAAACAGATTACTATGCACTGTCAGACGTTACTATGTCAGCAGAAATGACTATCTATCGTCAGGCTTTACGTGACATTACTGCGCATGAAAATTGGCCTCACTTGGCTGATAATGACTGGCCCACTAAACCATAAGGATGATAAGAATGAACAATCAAACAATGAACATTAAAAATCCTACATTTGGTGGCTTTAAGCCAGATGCAATGTCACGTATTGCAAAGACACTGGGCTATGAAGGTGAGATGTCTGGCTTTCAGCAGTATCTTGACCAGAACCCTGACAAACGTATACAGATGGATCAGTTTAAACAAGCAGCTATGATGATGGCTAAAGGTGGTTCTGTACAAAAATTTCAAGTAGGTGGTACGCCGAC